CCCAAGCAGCTTCAGGTAAATATCTTTTTTTACCTTTTGACTTTACCTCTTTAGAAGAACCTTTCTTCTTATTTGCATAAGTTCCAGATGTCATCCATTTTTGTGCTGACCAATCTCTTAAACTTTGCTGAGGATCTTTAGCCATTACTTCTTGGTTTTATAACCACCACCTTTAGACTTATATTCTTTAGCTAAAAGTTGTGCTTTTCTTGCAGACCATTCTCCAGGATCTCCACCCTTAGAACCAGCTTTAATTCTTTCAAACAAAGACTTACGCATACCAGGCTTAGTGTAAACACCAGCCTGGTTAACGCGACTTTTAGTAGTAGATTTCTTTAGTGGCATTATTTCATTTTTTTAGCACCACCTTTTTTCATCATAGAAGCACCATACATAGCTTTAGGAACTGCAGTTTTAGGAGCTTTAGAAGTTCCACCTGAACGTCCTTTAGCTATTTTAGATGCAGAAACTTTAGCATTCTCTCCAGAGATTACACCTTTAGAGCCAGCTACTTTAGAAGCAGTTACACTTTTATTAGCATTAGTCATTCCACCAGTTTTCATTTTTTTACCAGCTGTAGCACCTACCGGACTTTTTGCAGCTTTGCCAGCCATAGCACCAAATGTAGCACCTGCTGCACCTCCAGCAAGTTTACCAGCTTCATAACCATAATTCATGGCTGAAGTTCCTTTTTTAGATTTTTTCTTTGGAGTTAACATTTTATATAATTTTTAAGAGTTCCATAATTTTTCAACAGAAGCTGTAACATCTTTAAGAATATCTTCATTTAAAGGATTCTTAAAGTATTCTACAACATCTGATACATTTCTACCAAGTAAGCTGTTAGACTTAGCATGATAAATATGACCATCTGCCTTACTTATAATATACTTAAAAAATACGGAATCTCTAACAATTGATTTAATTTTTAGTGTTTCCATATCCATATTTACTGCATCAATGAAAGATTTAGCTGCTCTTTCTTTATTAGTCTCACCACCCTCTCCATTAATGTACATATCCATATTCTCATAGATAATGTCATTTGGTGTTGATTTTCTGTACTGTGTACTATTAAGATCAACAACTTTTGCAATGTAGAATAGTTTAGTACTATTCTTATCAAATAATTTCTGAAGTTCAGAAAGTGCTTTGTTACGCATTTTCTTGTACTCAGTTCTAACCATCACAGTTTCTTCTTCTTTATCTAGATAAAACTTAGGTGGTTTTGCTTTTGATCTTGCATCTTCATAACTCTTTGCTATAATTGAAAATGCCCCAGCTTCAATAGCATAAATCTTAATTCTATCAAAAGGATCTTTTGGATCTAAAAATACTGGCTCATTACCACATTTAATATCAATCTTATTCCAGAAATCTTTATTGTCTGGTTTAAGTAATTTAACTTTGTTCCAAAAATCCTTATCCTCAATATCTAAAACATTAGCTGCAAGTTCTCTTTCAAGTTCTGCAACTGCTGTTCTTATTTCTCTAATTTTTGCTTCTCTTTGATCTGATGGTAATGTTTTAATTTCTGGAGCAAATTCATTAAGCCCAGTAATATATCTTGTTACACCATTTACTTCAAGACAAGCTAATTGTTCTTGGTGCTTTACACCATCAAACAAAACTTGTTGGTAATTTTCTAATCCCATGTTTGACATTCTGCTGTCAAAGTATGGTCTAATAGCAATAGCTGTTTTTCTTGCGGTGGCAGCTTTGTTAATTTCCACCATTGTAAATTCTGCGTTTTCCATTTTTGTTGGTTTTAAATGTTAATTAAAAATAAGTAAAAAGAGGGAGATTTTACTCTCCCTCTCATACTCTGATCTATTATAGAGAGCCACCAGTGATTGGGTTTCTCATAACAATTTTCAAGACTTTTGTAGGGTCTTTTACCCAGATAGCTGGCATTGTTTGAGACATCATCACACGGTACCCGTTGAATTGTCCAGAAGACTGGAATCCTTGAGTTCTTCCCATGTAGTCCATAGTACCATTTTGGTACCACCACTTCAATTGGTTATCCCAAGAAAGTTTCAACATAAAGATGTTATCATTAGTGTTATCAGTGATATCAAAGATGATAAAGCTGTAAGAAGATAATGGGAAACCATCAATGATTGGGTTCTCAATATCATTTGTATGAACATTGTCAAATGCTGGGTTAAGAACAAACTTAACATTTGCCAAGAATGGAATTACATATGAAGTATAAGCAAATCCAAAGTTCAAGTCCATACCTTTACCAGTGATAGCACCAATATCAGCAGCCTGAATTAACAAACCTGAAGAGATAGCTTCTTGCTTGATGGCCTCATTAACCATACGCATACCACCCATACCAGTTTGTACAATAAGAGATCTTTTTGGATCTGGTCCTTGGAACTCAACCTTACCATTGAAGAAGTTATAGATTTCTCCACGGAATAAGTCAAGAGTAAAGTTATTTTTGTTGTATACTCTTTTGAACGCATTGTTCAATTGTTGCCAAAGTCCAACAGATAATCTGATATCATCTGGACCATCTTGCTTAACTTTACCTCCTTGTCCCCACATTAAGTAAGTCTCAATGTCAGTTGCAATTTTAGAAAGGTGAGCTGCTTCCATGTTTGTCAAGAAAGTTCTAGACAAATCTCCGTTATCAAATGCTTTTTTAACAGCATCTTTACCCATAACTTTTACCATATCCTCTAAAGATGTGATAGATGGATCAGTAACATTTTTGTCAAATGTTCTCCAGATCTCTGTTACAGGAATAGTACCATCTGCATTCATACCACCTTTGATCATTAAGTCTGCTCTAGAAGAGATAGAATAATGTACGTGAGCTTCAGCACCACCAACAAAGTTGTAGTATTCACGGAAACCAGCTTGTGTAATGATGTCAGAAAATCTTTCACCATACTCACCTCTTGCAGAACCTTTTCTGAAGAATCTAGTTCCATTAGCTAAATATGCATTGTCTAAGAATCTAGTGTTGTCATTATTTACAAGTTGAACAGTGTAAATAAATCCATCACCAATTGGAAGAATGTCTTCATCTGTGATGTACAATTCCACACCATTATACTTGTCATAAGTAATAATGTCACCGTGACCAAATTCTCTACGGCTTAATTTAATTCTGAAGGTTGTTCCATCAATACCTTTGAAGGTATTTGTTGGCTCAATATCTTCAATTACATATGGAAGATCTGTAGAGACAGGAGTCTGCCACTTATACTCTCCACGAGCATTATCAACCATAATTACATTTTTGCCACCAAAGCTAGAAAGCTGATAAAGGGGCATTTCTACTTTTTGAGCCATAGCCCAAAGGTCTACTGGACCTAAATCCATAGGTTCAGCATCTTTTAACATATTCACTAAGTGATAAGAGTCTACATGCGATGAAGCTTGGTAGGCTGTATCTCTCAGGAATATCCCATTGTTTAAAATTGGAGTTGCCATTTTTATATTTGTTTTATTTGTTACTTAATTAAAATCTCTTGAAGAATCCACCTCTTGAGATAGTTTTTTGCGGTTTGCTAGTTCTTGTTTTTGAATCATATTCTCTATCATCATTTACAGAAGAAGTAATTTTTCTAGCTTGTTCTGTCTTTAATTGTCTTACAACTTTTTCTGTAGCTTGCTTACCACCTTGCTCTTTTATCTTTGACTTATATCCATTTGGATCTGCAAGTAACCAAAGTGCCTCAGCAATTAAATCATGTCTTGGTTCTACAAACTGATATTTCTCTAATAAGTGGCCTAGTAAGTTTGTAGGTTTACCAGATATAGATGGATAATTAGGTTGTACTAATCCGGAGTATAACATACTTTGAACTTTCTTATCTAATCTTATTCCACCTATCTCACCATTAACAAGAGTACTATATACATTATCTGTATAAGCTCTAGCTGCTTCTTCTTGCTGTTGCCTTTTTAATTCTTGTTCAGCAAGTTGTCTAGCAACTATTTCTTCTTGCATTCTATCTAACTTTGGTTTAAACTGATTAGCCTTTTGTTCAAGTCTATTCATATCTTTCCAGTCATTGATTTCTTCTTCAATTTCTTCTGGAGTACCAAAGCTTGTAGCATATAAATACTGACGTGCAATTTCTGCTTGATCATATTCATCAGATGGATCTAGTTGTCTCATCTCTTCTACTTGAGCAAGAGTTCTAAAGAGACCTTTAAGATCTGTACCACCATCTGCTACATACTTAGCTGCATACTGAAGTTCTTCTGGAAGTGCATTAAAAAACTCTTTTGGAGTATTTTCTCTTACTGCATTTTCTCTTTCCTGGAAGTTTGCTTCAAATAGTTCACGGAAATCTTTTGTAGTATATTCTTCTAATGGTTTGTCATCATCAAAAGGTACTAAAGATCCTTCCTCAATCATTTTTTGTGCTAATTCAGCAAGACCAGATTTATCAATCTTTGGTCTACCCTTATTACCAGCATCTTCTTCTTGAGTAATTAAACTATCTAACTCAGCTATAGTTTCTTCTACTTCTTCTTTCTTTGCTACTTCTTCTTTAGAAGCAGGCTTGTCAAGGAACGAGGTATCTGTAGTTTCCTTTGAAAATACAGATTTTGGTTTTTCTTCTTCTACTGGTAGCATTACATTTTCTGCTCCCGGCATTCCAAACATCTCATCAATATTTACATCTACATTCCCTACCAGTGTAGAGTCCTGTACCTGACCTTTGTCAGATTTGTTTTCTAATTCTTCCATATGTGTTGGTTTTGTTTATAATTTAATATAAGAAATAAACTTCAAAAATTTATGATAATAAAATTTATTTTTCGCACTATATAGCTAAGTACTATTCTTTTTCTTTATTTTTATTTTTATTATCGTATTTATTTTTGTTTTCTCTGGCTATTTGTAGCTGTTTATCTGCTATTTCTTTCTGTGCCATGATCTTTTCTCTCTCTATATCCATCTTCTGAGACTGTCTTAAGTTTTCATTAGATTGCTTTTCAATCTGTAAACTTGTTTGTTGCTCATAAGCTTCTGACTGTCTTATCTCTTTCATAGCATCTGCATAATCAGATATTTGATTTTTATTTACATCTGCCATAGAGCCATAACCTGCTGCTTTAATTTCAGCAACCAAGATATCTCTTTGTCTATCTTTTTCTTTTTCAGCAGCTTGTGCATCAAGTTTCATCTTCTCAGTTTGCTGCATTGACTGTAATTGCTGTTGTTGCATTTGCTGTTGTTGCTGTAGTTCTTGTTGTTTTTGTGATGATATTTTTTCTTCAGAAGCTTTAAGAACATTATTAAGCTCTGCAATTGAATCAGATTGTACTATTCTTCCAAGATCATAAATACTTGCTCCAGTAGTATTATTTTGAATAGCCATTTGTTTTAACTGTTCTAATACAGATCTATGATTAGCAGTTGTAGAACAATAAATATTTAAATCTCTCATTAAGAGATCTGTACCATTTACTTCAAAGTTTACTTTCTCATCTGCAGAAGTTGTATATGTAAGTCTTGCAGATGGTTTTGTAGAGTTATAGTATTGTGCCAAGTCAGTTCTCATTTGATGAACTCTTGGCATTAGATAATCACAGTGCTGAATAAAGAATACTTCTGTCTGTGCATATGACGCTTGTAAAGCTTGTTCTACTCCGGTAGCTGTAGTTTGAGATAACTGTTGACCCATTCTTTGTGGGTTAACACCTATTACTTCATATGCTTGTTGCTTAAAGTGATTAGCTAAACTAATTCTTGACATTAATCTTTCTGTCTGAGAAAGATCTAGTTTTTGAAAATGCTGGAAGTTTAATGCATTCTCTGTATTTGTAATAGATGTATCCAAAGGTAACATCTGGAAGTTCTTCATTGCAACATATGCTTTAGCATAGTTTCCTTTACCCCAGTCTTCTCCAAGAGAATGTTTAGGTAGAGTATTCTGATCAAGCATGATAATAGTACCTAGTTCATCTACTAAGATATCTGCAATCTGATTGTTTACAATGTTATATCCAATCTGATATGGCTTCATTAGATCTATAAGTGCAGTAGACTTAGTATTTCTATCTGAGAACACAGAACCTTCTACTGGTAACTTACAACCATATAAACTTTGATCTCCTTTAAATTGGAACTTTAATGCTCCAATTTTATTTTTTTGTACACCAATATATATTGGAGAGAATCCTCCTGGATTATTCATACCCCAGAAAGAAGGAATGTTTGGACCAATTTTAATACCACCCCAAACTTCATTAATCCAAATCCAATCTATATGCTCACCTTGTACAAGAGTATCTTTAGTTTTGTTTTTGAATAATCTATTATCATATATTGGTTTGTCTGTTACTTCATAATCTTCTGTAACAATTTCATTTGCAACTTCTCCAGTTTCTGAAATCTTTGTAAGGTGACCAACTTTTCTTTGTGACTTCCAATATGCTGTAGTTACTCTTAATAGATATGCAGTACCTTGATCAAAGTAATCTTCACCTTGTGAAAGTATTTGATTTATAATATCGCCACCATCTGTAATTGAGTTTGCAACTGCAGTTGTATACTGTCTATATGCAAGAGAAGGCATATTAACATTCCATTCATGAGATTTTGTGCCGTCATAATATGTACCATCATTTTGATATCCACCAACTATATAACCACCAGATCTAATAGGATAGATTGCTTCTAATGCCTTTAATTGTTCTTCAGACATAATATATCCAAACTTGTCTATTACATCTGATACAGTAAACATATCTATCTTACCTACCCAGTTACCTTGTGATATATATCTTGCATCTGGAGATTTGTGATAGAATGTAACTACTGGATTCCAGAGTTCTACCTCATAGTCATCTTCCATCATGTGGAAGTGCCAGAACTCTCTATCTGTAATAAGCATGTCTCTAAAGGCTCTTTCCTCTAGCTCATCCATTCTAAATCTTTCAACATCTACTTTATGCTGATGATATGCCCACTGCTCTATCATAGATCTATAATCTTTCTTAAAGAAAGATTCTATCTCTGGTAATGTTTTAAGATTTTCTGGTGATACTTGCTCTTGTACTTCAGGTGCTTGAGGATCTATTCCCTGCTCTATTAATGCAGTAACAATTTTTAACTGTGCATCTGCTAAAAGAGTTTCTTCTACCATCTGTCTTTTTTCTTCTAGCATCTCATTATATGAGAACTCATCTACCGCTCTATATGTCAGTTTAGTTGATCTTTTAGCAAACTCTGCTACTAACACATTAATTACGTTTGGAATAATTGGATAGAACTTTAACTCAAGAGCTGTTGCTTCTTCTCTGGTTAATATTTCTACTATATCTCTATATTCATTATTCTCCTCAATTATATAATCTGTTCTATCTATAATTCCCTTTGCAAGTTTATAGTTCTTCATTAGTCTTCTTGCATTTCTTCTGATTTGCTTAAGACCATTCCATTCTAACCAGTCTAAGTTCCAAGCTGCCCATTCTTCATCTTTATCTTTCTTAGATAAAAACTGTAGAGGCTGGGTAATACTACCCATCCTATTTTGTTCTGTTTTAGCTCCTTTTTTTAACTGTAATGCGTTATATACCTGCATAGTTATTTTATATTTTTAAATGGTGATTTTTTAAATACCGAACCATTTGTTAATCTACCGTTATTACCCATGTGCCTAAATGGACTACTATTTAATTTAAACAAATTTTCTGACTTTTGCAAGTTTTTAGCGGCATCATCCATTATAGTTCTTCTTGCATATCCCCTATTAGATTGTTGCACTCTCATAAATGCAACTAATGCTGTAAATGCTACAAGTCTATCCACGTTCAGACCATCTGTATATTCTTGCATCTCTTTGAGTAACATTGGATCTGGAATTCTTTCTATACCATATTTAGTCTTAACAATTGTACCATCCGGTTTTGTAACTGTATCTAACTCCTCCTTACAATATTCAATAGCATAACTTAATAAGTGACCTTTAAATAAATTACCAGTATTTCTCCAACCATACTCTTGGTATACGTTAGTATTAGCACCTAGATCCTTTAAAAACATGATCTGACTCTTTGGTACAAGATACCTTTGTTTTTTCTTAGATATCATGTATTGTATAAATAAAGAGATGTTACTTTCTATTAGTGCCCAGGCATTATACCATTCTATTATTAGCTCTAACTTCTGATGTGTTTTATTTATATCATCATATCTACCACACCATGATGCAACAATTTTATCTTGTTCTATATATGTTTCTGTTTCTACACCCGTATGTCTAGTTACTTGTATAGGGGCTTTCATTACAAATATAGAACACAATGAATCTGATGTAGTTGTCTTACCTTCTGATACAGGGTCAATAGAAGCATAATACTGTCCGAACTCTGGATCCTTAACCGGTCTTTCCCATACAACAAGAGTACCTGTTTTATCTTCTAATTTTTTAGATACGGGAAACTGCATGATGGGCAGCTTATTAGTTTCCTTAACTTTTGGCTTTCCATTCTCATCATAGAATATATCTAAGAATTCATATGCATATTCTTTCTCATCTATTCTTCTCTGCTGTGCTGCTACCAGATGTGTTGGGAATACAGAGACTGATCTATGTGCAAATGCTTCTTCAATATTTCTAGGGTGCTGAGATATTCTTAACTGGTAGTCTTCTGGAGATAAATCTTTCTTCCACTGTTCAAATTGATTCTCAAGTGCAACTAATGCTTCTTCTACAAGTGAATTACCATATTGATCTATATGTGGTGGCATAGACCATTGCTCAGGAATAAACAATCCTGAGAGACCTTCTGTTCCTTTGCTATCTATCAAGTTTGTTTCTACCGCATAGATATCTTTAGATGTAGGGTTTAGAATCATATCCTTAAGGGGATTACACTGAGATAAATCTCCTACTGATCCTGCAGCTATAAACATACCAGTAGTAATTAAACCAGATCTCATTGCTGGCCTCATATACTCATATGTTTGATCCATCTTTGGTGCAATACCAGCCTCCTCATGGAAGAAGAATTTTACTGGACCCCCTACACCATTTGTAGGATCTTTCTCAAATGACATGCCCTGCATTGTACCTTTGAGACCTACTTCATTTTTTCTATCTCCCTTTCTTACTTCAATCTTTTGCTGCCACATCATTACCTTATGTGGTGTCATTGGTCTATACCATGCGGTATGCTCATTTAAGAAAGCAGCATATTCATCTAAGAACTTCCATGAACCTTTCTCATTTATATAGTCTTTAAGACTTGCTCCTATCTTTAAAGTAACCCCAGATTCAAACCAAATCTGATTTAATAGTTTGGCCATGTGAAAATAAGAAGATGCTATCTGTCTTTTTTTTAGAATAGCTACATGCTTATAGTTGAGCTCTGCCAATAGTTCATAGAGGGCCATGTGATACTGGGCGTCACGTATTTTAGCAAAGTCAAAAATTTGTTGTTCTTTATCAAATATTGGTAAGAAGTTAAGCCACATGTAGTAATCTCTTGTAAGGTACCAGGTGTTTTCTCCTGACTTATAGATAACTCCTCTTCTACATCTAAGTTTTTGATCATCCCAGTAATTGATAAAATCTTTGGATTTAAAGGGTGCGTCACAATAGTATCCATTGTCTCTAAACTTTCTTGATTCTGTATTAAATAGTAAGCTAGTTTCATCAAATTTATATTTACCGGGTTCATCAAAAATATCTCTTACAAACTTAGAAAATTCCTCTCTTGAGGAAAAGTCTGTAATAGTCCAATTTCCATTATCATAGGTTGGTATATTTTCAAATATTTCCATTACTGATCATATGCCATTCCAATACCACCTCTTACTCTACTAGATTGTTCTTCCTGTAGATCTTTATATGCACCTTTAAATGATGCTCTAATCTGTTCAAAGTTTTTAGCTGCAGCTACCAGAGAGTTAATATTACCATCTCTACCATGTGAGATAGGTGTAGTCTCCATATACTTAGCTAATCTGTCTAACATGGATGCAATACCTTTATATGCTCTAGATGTAGGTGTTTCATACATTCTTTGGCAAAACTGTAAGGCTATAAATATATCCTGATCTTCTGTAGAGAACTCAGCATCTATCTGTTCAAGTATAAGTGACTCTTTATCTACTTCTGGTGTATAAAAGAATGGGTTCAAGTCTGGGTTAGGGCAAGTCATATAAAACAAGTATTGATATATCTTGATATAATTATCAGGATAATTATCCATAACATCTTTTAATGCCTTTAATGTATAGCAATGTTCTGTTGGAATTACTTTACCATTCTGTATGTCAAATAGTTTTACAATCATTTCTTTTTAATATTGTTTCTATTATCATGTAAATAATGCATAATAGCTGTTACTTCATCTTTTAAATATGGTATTTCCATTTGAACTACATCTTTAACAATTGGATCACCATTATCATCATAGCTTGTTAAAGGATACCCATATCTATCTTCCCCCTCTGTTTCAAATAGTATATGATGAATAAACATTCTTCCGGGTTGCAATTTAGGATTATGTTTTAGTATCATATACATGTAGATACTTAACTGTAAGCTGTAGTGATTAAAATTACAATCATCTAAGTTAGATATAGGAGGGAGTAATTTTTCAGAAACTCCCTCCCAATCTTTGTAAGATTCAGTCTTAATCTCTTTATTAGTTTTGTAATCAATAATATTTACTCTACCATTAACTACTTCTACGAGATCTGACTGACCACAGATGCCTGCTGATTTAAGATAAACCATATGCTCTGGATACACGCCTGGTTCTAATTTTTGTGAAGGTGCTGTCTTAATTCCATTTGCTAAATCATTAGGTTTAAACACTGGAACTGTAACACCTTCTCTTTCTATTGAAGCTAAAGAACATAAGTCAGCCTCTCTTTGATTATGATAAAATGTACCAAGAGTAACTGCTCTTTCTGATTCTGCATTCCAAATAGATATAATATCTTTTGGTGAAAAACCAAACCACTTAGATCTCTTATTCTTACAAACCTTTTTTGCTACTTTTTCAGCATCAAAAGGTTTTTTAAAATGAGATACAAGTGTAGTAACACTTATCCAATTAATCTCTGAGCCGTCATTGCTTTTATAGCTATGATCCTTGGCATTAAATACTATACTCATAGTTTTTCTAATTCTTCTTCTTGTTCTTCAGTAATAATAGCTTGCCATTTACCTAATGGACATTCTGATGATAAAGATCTAGTTTTAAAGGCTAGTGAACATCCACACTCATTACAGCATGGAGCCGTTCCTTTTACAGCACACTTTTTACCTTTATGTTGACATTCATCACAAATATCATATCTGAGTCTAGATATTTCTTCTACTGTCTCATCTCTAATAACAGAGTTTTTAATACCCTCAAATATTTGTGATCTATTTTGCCAGATTAGATTAAGTACATTTTTCATTTATTCTTGTTTTTAAAAAAAGCTTCTCTTTTTTCTGTTTGATCTTGAATCTTAAGATTTAATTTCAATAGTAGTTCTAATTTATTTTCTAGTGCTTTCTTATTATGATAAGCTTTAAATGTAGATGTGTCATGTTCTTTTAATATTCTTGATATCTTTTCTATTGATCCATATACCATCTTTGGTTTTGAAACAAAATGACCAAGACCCTCTATGTTTATTCTAGGATATTCTAAATTAGATAATAAACTTCTGACATCTTTGTAATAAAACTCTACTAAGTCTTCTACTAAATCCTTATCAATATTTAATTCTTCTGCAACTTCTTGATATATTCTTTTAGGCTTTCTGGGATTCATCTCCTAAAAATTTATAGTCTAATAAAATAGTACCTGTTGTCTGAATTTTTAAACTTGGATTTATCCGAATTAATTTTTTGTTTTCCTCATCTTTAACAACTAAGTTTGTTTTCTCAGCTTTATTTATACAGTTTCTCACAGTTTGTGGAGACTTGAAAATAGGCTCTTCTTCTGAAGATGCATCATAACAAAAATGTGTTAATTCTATTGGCTCATTAAAACTTAGTAAGGTCAAGCAGTTAAGGTCAGAGTCACTTAAGTTGATTCTATTAATATAGCAGTGGGTAAGTATTTGAAACTTAACCACATCCCACTTAGGCATTCTTACACGCTTCTGTACTTGATTTACTATAGCCATGACTAGCCTCTTTTAAGCTTTCTCTTTCCTTGATCTGCTGTATTAGACTCTTTATCAATATCAAAATCTGAACCTCTTTCTTCATCTGCTTCTTCTTGTTGAGGAGCCATCATCATAGCATACTGATATTGAATACTAGATCTTTTAAATCTTGCTTCATCAATTTTTAAAAGCATTTCTTCATAATCTAATTGTGCTCTTAAATAAGGCATAGAAGTTTGATAAAACTCTAGCATTTTTTCTTTTTGCTCTTCTAACTGTTCAGGAGTTAGTTGCATTTCTGGTTGTTGGTTTGTTTCCATAAGACTTTAATTTATATTAGTTTACACAAATATATATATAAAAAGTTTAAATAAAACAAGTTTAAATAAAAAAATCCAGGCATACTATATACCTGGATCACCTTACTTAGAGAAGTTTAAGTAATATTATCTATTCTTAATGGTAAGATTTAATATAGTAAGTAAGTAAAAGTTTCTAGATATATCCATTTCAAAAGAAAAAATATCTAATGATGATAATCTTATTCTTATCATTATTTTATCCCACTGTTTTGTGGATGATTTCCAAGAGTTTCTAAATTTCATTTTATAGGTTTTTTAACATTTCTATTACTTTAGGATCTGGATACATATCACTCTTATCCTTTCTTACTGAATTATGTGTATATATTCCAGGAACTCCCTTAAAAGCTTCTCTATCTATTGCCCAGATTTCTGATCTGTAAGTCTTAGGAATATCATATGTTTCACATAAGTATTCTACTAATTGTCTTAAAGATTCAATCTGTGCATCTGAATATTTGTACCAATATTTGGTACCTTTAAATGGTGTCTCAAGAGTTGTTACATTCTCTGGTTTAACCACACCATTTACATAGTTATAGTATTTACCATTGCGGAATTTTAATGGTCCCCAATTACAAACTTCTATGCCTACAGAAAGTTTATTTAAGTTTTGATATTTTGCACCGTTCTTAATAAAGTCTTCTGAATCTATTCCTAAATGCCAAGCCCAATGTTTAGATGAGAAGCATTGTACAATGTCTCCATTTTCACCAATAACAAATGCAGTTGCTATTCTTGTATCATTACTATTCCAGTACCGTGATACAGCTACTGCATTGCCTCCACCCGCTGTATGATGCAGATAGATTTGTGTCTTTTTAGACTCTTCAGCATAGAACTGATCTTTATCTAATCTTGCTTGAACAATTTTACTAATATCTAGTTTCATTAGTTCTTGATGTCTTTGTAAGTGTCTGATGCGTCTTTTAGACCTTTTCTTAATTTCTTTACAGTATCACATGTTTTTTTAAGAACATTGTTACCTGTAATATCAAACCAGTTTTCATTAATAGATGCAAGTTCTATAATTGAGAATATACCAAGTAAAATATTAGTAAGAATAGCAGGCACTCCTATAACAAAATCAAAATTTAAAAACTTTAGCAGTCCATTGATAAATGGAGTTAATGCATAATAGTCTAAAGGAAAAACTACTCCTGCAGTAATATAATATCCTAAAGCTTTATATACATATCCTTGTCTAAGTATTCTTGACTTAAATACCTCTCTATATTTTCTATTAGTTTCTTTAGCAATTTTCTTAAGAGAAATTAATTTAACTACAGTATCTACAAAGATAATTAGCATTAGAACAAGAGCCATTAGCTCTATTGGTGCAAAGAATGATGTGATTGACAAGGTTACAAGAGTTAATTTTGTTTTCATATTGCAGGTATTTGAGCTTTAATCAGACGATATATAATATATAATATAATAATTATTAACCATATACCGCCAATCCATGCCAGGAAGTTTACCCAACCCGGGATATATTTTATCTTTTCAGGCTTTAATGTTTTAGTTACTACTTGTGTTTTATAAACTGTATTACCAGGTACAAGTTTATAAATAGTATCTGTCTTAGCAATTACTTTGTATTTATTGTTCTTTATTCTAGCTTGGAGCTTAAGTATTGTTCCATCTTTTTCAGATAGTCTAGAAGCATAAACATTACCAAGAGAATCACAAAATAAAGTATCTTCTATAAATACAGTTTCTCCTGGAATTTCTATTGTGGTATCTTTATATTGTATTACTGTAACTGTACTATCTTTTTGAGTACATAGTGGACAGTATTTAGCTAATTTTTTTTCTATTGAGCAACTTGTAACTATTACAATCAGTAATAAAAAAAATAAAAACTTTTTCATTTATACAGTGTGTATAATAAATGCAACAACACCAACACCGTCATAAACAATATTTTGAGATATCAATTGACTATTGGGATTAGATACAAATAAAGCTTGAATTTGAGCAGCTAATCCAAGAGCTGTAACATCTGTAAAAGTGCTTATTGTTAAATTACTAAATGTGTTTTTAGTATTAATTTCTGATAATTCATTACAAGCACAATCTAAACCTTTAAGTGATTGTAATTGATATGGAAAGTTATTTCCTTTATTTCCATAATCTTTTAAATTTCCTACTGACATAATTTCTATTTATTTTAATTATCTACTTACTTCTTCCCAGTCTACTGAAGCATAAGCTCCTAAAGTTCCTCCTATAGTATCAATAGCCATTTCAATTACTATTTCAAACGCTGTTCCTGTAAATGTATTTCTTTCTAGTTGAGTAGCAAATAAAGCTTCTTTTAATATGTTAATACTTGGAGAACCTTGGTTAGAAGAGTTTACATATCCTTGTGCTAATACTCTACCCCCTGCAGCTGATGTTCCTGTTAAATTATATTCAACAGAAGAATCAACTCCAGCAGAAACCCAAGCTCCACCAGTTATTGTAGCTCCCTGAATAACTCTCCATGCATAGTTTTTACCGTTACCTAAACCTAATATTGAAACAGCAGTAAGAATAGCAATACCATCTAATCTAGTAGATTTTAATCTAATGCCTACCATAGGGTAAAATGTTCCAGCAGCAGCAAATGTTCTAGGTGTTGTAATTGGTGTACCAACAGCTTGTTGTCCACCTCTAAGTTCATATCCTCCTTCTGAAATAGCTGTAGAGCAAACTTGTTTTAATGTACTACTATTTGCTGTAACTCCAGTGTTTGTTATCTCATATCTAAGTGGAAGAGATGCAGTAGTGATATAAGTTGATGTAATAAGGTTAGCATGATTAAATTTATGGCATAATAAAAATACACCATCTATAATAAAGCCAACTCTTACTGTTCCTTCACCCAACCACTCAATATCTATAAATAATATTTGTGCTTTAGTAATATCCAGAACTACACCAGAAGGACCATTACCATCTAAAGTATCTACATTCCAAGCAGATTGATTTACTACAGATTCAGTAACTATACCAGTAACTATACTTCTTTCTACAAAACTTAATGTTTGATTATTTAACTGAAGATATATTCCATTATCAGTTCCAAAATAACCAACTCTTTGTCTTAAGTTAGTTTGAGCAGGAGCCATCACAAATGTATTAAAAACTAAAAGTGATTTTCCAGGTTGATAGGAAAACACTTTTAAAGTTTCTCTTAATACTTGTGAACCATTTGTAGTATTTACATTTAAGTTTACTAATCCTTCATCAGCACTAAAAACGGCAGAACCCCCACTAGCAGTAGATGTTGCCCACAAACCATTATCTTTATATCTATGAGATGAATCAAATAATGTCAAAGGACTAGAAACTCTTTGCCTTCCAAAGGCATCAATAGCCATTGAATTGGCATTTGTAATGTTACCGGTTACTATACTACTATTAATAGTATCTAACCCTTGCAACATTTTCAATTGCCAAGGAAAATTATTCCCTTTATTCCCGTAATCTTTTAGGTTGCCTACTGACATGATTATGTGTTTTTATAGATTATTAAATATATTGCCGGGACAATAAATGCCCCGACAAAAGTATTTTAACATCTATTAGTTAATAATCATAAAGTGTACTTTAACTATATTGTTTAATGCAGCATTTCCACCATTTGCTATAACAACCTTGAATGATCCAGCAGCAATATCAGATACACCAACTACAGGAATTCCTGTTGCAGCTTCATCATATTGCACACTTACTAAAATGCGTGATGTAGCAGTTATGTTTGAGTTGTTTACTGTAAAAAATGTTTTAGCATTTGCAGCTAATGTAGAAGATACAGTAGTTATTACACCGTTTAATGTATCCAATGTTACAGCCGTTGTAATAGAAGTTAACTGAGTTACAGTACCTGTATTATACAAAGATTGTAAAGGTCCTGCATTTACTGCTAATGGTAACCAAGCATCATCTCTAGTTACATCTTTTGATCCAATTGCCAATAGATTAGGAACATCTGTTGGAAGAGTTTCTCTATAGTTTCCTGCTTTAATCCAGGAGATAAAATTTAAAACATCCATGACTTTTTGTTTTTATATATTATTATTAAATTCTTACAACTGATAAATATCTAGCTCCAATTTGGTCTGTTGCACTTGATTGAACTGTAACTACAACATATATGTTTTGAGTCCAATCAATTGTTCCAACTGACATACCATTATCAAATATACTTGAATTATATGTAGCTGCATTTGCTCCAATTCCAGAATCTGAAAAGCCATCACTTGGAAGACCCAATGGTAAAAATTGTAAAGTTGATCCTGAAAAGAAAATATCTTTTTCAATTTTTACAATTTTTTGACCTGAGCCATTAGTTGCTGTATCAACTTCAGCAATTAATGTTGCTCCTGCAGTAAAATAATCAATTCCTTGAAAAGGAACATTATTTGAAACATACACTCTTACAACCATAGTGTTTGCAGATGCTATTTTTTGTAAAGCAGTTTTAATTGCAAAAATTGGTCTAATAGAATTATTAAAAGTATTAGCCGGTATTGTTGAAAAAGAAACAACTGTATTAAATGGTGAAGATGCTGAAACTAATCCTGATGGTACTGCGCTAAAATTAGGATTTGAACTTCCTGCAGGTCCAACAGGACCTTGGATTCCTTGAGGACCTTGGGGACCAGTGGCTCCTTGAGAAGCTAATAAAGCCCAATTTAAAGGATCTGTAGCAGGGTTTGTAGGAGATGGTCCAACAGGATTAATACAAAAATATGATGCTCCACCAAAACCTACTGCATCATTTAATACATAAACTCCAGCTGCTGACCATGATCCTTGCCAGTTAAGCCCTGCTGGTCCTACTGGTCCTGGTACACCTTGAGGTCCAATTGGTCCTTGTGCACCAGCTGGTATATTTGCTGCAACTTGTGTTGTAAAATTTTGTACAGAAATTGCACCTGTTAAATATTCATCATCTCTTCTATCATCTTGAAGAGCTACAGGTAGTAATGTTTTATTAGGATCAACAGAGTTAACCACTCTACGTCCTCTAATCCAAGAGATAAAATTTAAAATGTCCATTTCTAAATAATTATATACATTATATCTATAATATAATGAAAATTATTTAGATAACAAATTAATTAAGATATTATATCCCCAATTTCTAATATGTCAGAAATGATATAAGTTGTTTCTGAAAGCATGTATAGATTTTCTTCTTCTATACTTATAATATTTTCTACCTTATTATCTACTATTATTGCTACTCTTAACATTAGAAGTAAGTTATAATTATACAAAACCCATTTCCTCCAGTTCCTCCACCACCTGAGTTTGCACCATTTGTAGATGCACCACCACCAGCACCACCAGCACCAGGTCCACCGTTACCACCTTTTCCACCAGCTATTGTGCCCGCAGCATCTCCTGAATTTCCACCACTACCACCAGTTGAGAAAAACAATCCGGAAGGGCTATTAGTTATTAAACTGCCATTATTACCACTTGCACCTACAGTTCCAGATACAGTAACACTTGCTATTATTTGAGCTGTAGCAAGACCTGTTAAGTTCATACCTCCACCAGTATTAGTAGCATTTACTGTGCTAAGACCTCCTCCTTGTCCACCAGCCATTAATGGTCTAGATATATAAGTTGTTGTACCTCCAGAAAAGTTAGCTGGTCCAACAGAACCAGTACCAAAAATTGATGTAGTATAAATTACACCAAACATTATTGAGTTACCAATACCAGAGCTACCTTGTGATGCTGCAGTTCCACCTAATCCACCAAATCCATTTCCAGTACTAAGTTTTGCTGTAGTAGAAACACCTGTTCCTCCAAAGAAAGATGGTGCTCCTGTTCCTCCTGCTGCACCATTAGTATCATTGACTCCTATAGCTGAAGCACCTGTTCCACCAACACCAATCCAAACATTTTCTGTAGACCCTAAGTTGTTTGCATTTATTTTAGCAATGTTAAAAGAACCAGAAGACCCACCCCCACCGCCATATCTAGCTGTACTTGCTGCACCTCTTCTACCTGAAGCACCTCCACCACCTCCTCCAACTAAATAAATTTCAACATATTTTGCATTAGCAGGTTTTGTCCATACACCACTAGATAAGAAAATTTGAGTATCTATTAGTGATTCTGTTGATGTATAATTAGGAATATTTAAAGTAGAACCTGTAAGTGTAGCTGCACCTGACGTACCTGTAGTAGTTAAACTAAGTATTGGCTGATATGTGCTTGCTGCTGTTGCTGATGTAAGATAAGGTAATAAAGCAGATGATGTTATATAACCAGCAGGGTTAGCATTATCATAGGGTGTATAACCAAGAGCAGTAGTAATATCAAAAGCTGTAATTCCTGAAATATAACCTGAAGGGTTGCTGCTATCATAGGGAACATACCCTAAAGCACTAGTAACCATTGATCCTGATATGGCATTTAAGTAACCAGCTGGGTTACTAGAATCATATGGTGTGTATCCTAGTGCAGTTGTTACATCTAAACTTGTTATACCTGTGATATATCCATTAGGATTTGTAAGTGGATAATAAGTACTAGCTGCTACAGCAGAAGTTAAATAACCTGAGAGAGCTGCACTTGTAATGTATCCAGCTGGATTAGTACTGTTATATGGTGTAAACCCTAATGCGGTTGTTACCATTAAACTAGTTATTCCAGAAATATATCCAGAAGGATTAGTTAAAGGATAGTATGTACTTGCTGCAGTAGCAGAAGTTAAATATGGTGTTAGTGCAGTAGAATTAATATATCCCGCTGGATTGGCTGAGTCATATGGTGTATATCCAAGAGCACTGGTAACCATAGACCCAGATATAGCGTTTAAATAACCTGCAGGATTTGAACTTAATGGATAATAGTACATATTATATGTAGATACTCCTAAATTCCAATCTACTCCTGGGTTAGGATAAGTACCATAAAGGTCCCCACCTGCTGGTCCAGTAGGAGATCCACCACCTCCACCAGTAGTTTTTGGTTTACCATCAGGACCAGTTATCTCAATCCCACCACCAAATACATTACCATTACTATCTATTACTTGCATATCTATTGAGCATAATCTGTACCGTAAACATAGTATGATGTTCCTACTATATCACTATATACAATTAATTGATCTCCTGGGTTTAGGGCATATATGGTATTATCAGTAACTGAATCCCCAGCAGATAGATTAAATTCATATATTGTTTCAGTAGATGCTGTTAAAGCATCATATCTAGTTAAGGTAAGTATGTAAGCTGCTGGATTATAAAACTTTAATAATGTTATTTTAGTAGATAAGGGTCCGGCTATACCAGTATATATTACTGTACCTAAAACACTTACTTGACCCTGATTTATAATTTCTGCCATAAACTAATATACAAAAAAATCCCCAGCTTTGCAACTGGGGATTATAGCCTGAAGTAAACCATTGGAAAGAAGAGAACAGGCTAAAGTAGTAGGCCAATGGTAAATGCAAAAAACAACATAAAGAATACACAGACTATTGCCAGTTTAATACTATCTTCATCTGATACATATTCTTTTTTGAGTTTGTCATATGCAGGTTTATACATCACATGTGCAACCATCCATAATATTGCTATTGCAGATAATAACATTATGATAGATAAAACCTTCATTACTTCATATTTAATAGCTTCTCAACAATTAATTGAGCAGCTGTAATTTGGCCAATTGCTTGATCAAATAATAAACTCTTTACTGGAGATTTAGATTGGTTATAATTTTCTTTTAACATCTCAGCTATCTTAGAAATTGATCTTCTTATTTCTAAAATTTCTTCTGTTTCTGTAAATTCTTCTTTATCTAAACCAACTAAGATATCTCCAAAAGAATAGATCTTAGTTTCTTTAAAAGCTACTTGCTCACTCATAATCTATCAATTCTTCTTTGTAAATATACTAAAGCTTTTTGTAAATCCTCTTTCTTACTAGAAGTTTTTTTACCCGCTCTTGCTAAATATTTTATAACATTCCCCAGATAGAAATCTTCATCTAAACCCCAAGCTTCTAATACATTAAATACTTCATAAGTATTCCCTGCACCACCATAATACTTAGGCCTATCAAGATTTATAATTCTATCTTTTAATGGTATCTCTTTAGATATTATTCTATCAAAAGGTGTACTCATTTTACTTTGATAGAGATCTTCTGATTCTTGTGTAAAGTTTACCATACAATTGCAATATCTCTTTCAGCAACCATTAACTTCATTCCATCCTCAAGCTCTACTGCTTCAGATGCTTGTAACCCGGTAATTCCCATGTACACTTTATCCCCCACCTTTACACTTGATACTTCATCCCCTACTGCATAAACTTCTAGTTTAGTCCATGTCTTTCTCATATCCATTTCAAGTGCAAGCTTGTCAGCTTCACTTAATTCAAATGGAGATTCTTTTACTTCTGGTTTATTTAATAAAACCCTTTTTCCTTTTAGTTGCATTGTATTGGTTTTTAATTTTTCAAATAATTCTCTAGCTTGCAAGTTGTCTTCTGCAAGAGTAGTAGCCTTTTCCCAAAGTACTTTTTCTTCTAGAGTCACAGACAAATATAAATAAAAAATTTATTTACCTTGTCCTCTATATAACTTTTTATAATTCTTGCTTGCTTTAAGTTTGCTAATTTTAGTTTTAGCATGTACTCCTGGACGGGATACTTTTACTGCAACTATTTTTTTTGGAGCTTCTTTTATTTTTGCCATGATATAAATAATTAAGTACTATATAATATACTCAATTATTCGTTATCATAAAACATTCTTTCTGAATCTTCTGTATGCCACTTATCAAATCCCTCACAGTTATAGTAATCTTTATTAACTAAGTAATCTGGTTTTTCAGGGAATGGTTTAGTTACAAAACTTGGTTCAGACCACTTGATTCTATTATTTGGTTGTAATGCTATCTGCCCATTATCTAATAAAATCACATGATGACTCTTGTGTTCTAGTGGGTCTTCAGCTAAAGATATGTCAGTATTAATATCTCCGCTACCCCAGTTTATTGTTGCATAGTAACTACCTGGGTAGAACTTGTGATCTTTCATATATACTTCTACTGGTGCATCATACAAATATGATAGATGTAACAAAGTAAAGTTATAAGAGAAACAATTCCATATCTGTAGAAAGTGAAATGGTAGATCTGGATCTGGTAACTCTGGCTTAGTTAGTAGGGCATGACTTGGTAACTTGTCTCTAAGTACGCCATTCTCTAACAATACCTGGAACAATGCAGCTTGTCCTGGTAGACATCTTACAGATATAATTACCCCCGGGGTAAATTCTCCATGACCTTTTGTACCTTGGTACATGTACTCATTCCTAACAAATACCTTGAGAGGAAAGAAGTTGTGTTCTATGTATGCCATTATTTCTTAAAGAAGTTTTTCTTTGGTTGTTCCTTTGTACTGAATCCTAGCTTTTCAATTATCTTGTTTGCTTCATCTTCAGCAAAGGTAATAGCTTCTTCTTCTTTATCCTTGATATTCCAGTTATTTAATAAAAGACTCATATGCATAGTTTCATGCATAACAGCTGTGGCTTTCTCTGTAAGAGAGTATTTCTTAAATGTCCCTAGATTAATAAATAGAAAAGGTTTGTATGGAGCTTTTGCTGTTAGTTTTTTATCAGCAGGATCATAGTTAGTAAAACCATAAATATAAACCCCATTGCCAACAGTTTTATCTACTTCTTCAGCTTGAGCATCTTTACGGTTTAACCCGTGCATTTCTGTAACGTCATAGTAATCAAATATCTCAGTAGCATTATTACCAGCTATTAAGATATATTTACCCATATCATACTCTTTCATAATACTAGTTTTAGATATCTGTAGACTCTAGCAAAGTATAAGAAAACTTATTGCCATGTATCTTAGCTGCCCTTTTACATATGGACATAAACTCATTAAAGTCTTTTACTCTTTTAAACACTTGACATCCCTCACTCCAATTCTCTACCCATGTACTATCAGTACCTGCTTTGTGGATGTTTATTCCAAACATGCCGGTATCTTTTACCTTTTCATCAAACACTAAATCTTTATTAGCATCTCTCCATACAGTAACATTACCTAGTCTCTGGCATAATGCATCATATTTACCCTGGTGTTTATCAACCATCCATGTTGATCTATACTGTCCAGGTACTAATCTTGCTACACCTTTAGCATTGTGGAATTGTTGTACACCTTTTTTGCCCGGGTCTGTAGTTGCATTCCAGCAGAAAAAGTTCCAGTTACCTAAGCTATCCTTAAATGTAATAGTAATACAATCATCAAATACATTGGTTACTTTTCTATAAACTGCGGGAGAATTATTGCGGACACCCACAACATTAACATCATACCCTTTATTAGCAGCATCTTCAAACCACTTATAACCTTTAGCTTTTACAGCACGTTCTATTTGCTCTCTAGTATAACACATATCCTTTTACTTTAATATACAAATTATTTCCGGATACTAGTCTTACTATAAGCATCACACTTCTGAGTAGACTTACATCCCGTCATAAGATACCCTATAGCCAAACCTATGCATATACCAAATACACATAAGCAAAATACTTTCCATTTTTCCATACAACAAATATAATAAAATAACAAAGGTCCGGGCTTTCAACTCCAGACCTTTGTACCAGTATTAACCAAATAATATAGCATGACAAATATACAACTGTATTTTAATATTCCAAACCGGTGGTAAAAATATTTTGTTTTAGAGATTGTTAGGGACCCCTAGTAGCCAGACCCCCCCACCTGCCGCGCTTGGTGCTACCCCCTACTTCTTTCTACTAGACATGTTGAATTGTAGAATAATTTGTAAATGTTTTACAGCTGGAAGTTTCTGGTACTTCTTTCTACAGATGTTGAATCATTAAAATTTTTATCATGAAAAAGTTACTTGTTACTGTTATGTTCTTTGCTGTTTTGTTTGGTGTACCAATGATGTTTTATTGGGTAGTGTTCTATATATTATATATGGGCTTTGCGGTAGATGTTGTTATTAGCTTCTTGATATCTCTTATGGGTAGTGTGACCATGTTTCTTGGACTTGTTAAGGTTGCTGAGAAGTTAGTTAATAAGGGTTTGGATATATACATTATTGATATGAGAAGATAAGGGCTTTGCCCTTTCTTCTTGTACTTCTTCTTACTTGTTTAGAATATAACAAGGAATGTTTCCTGGGGGAGCAAGGCCAGCCGTGGCTACTGCTTAATATACCTACGAGAGGAAGTCCTACGGAAACACTTGTTATATTTTTTTTATACTTCTTCTTACTTGTGTTAAACTATTAAACTATTTATTATGAAAGATTTTGTTAACTATTTGATTGCTGTTGTATCTATGGGTTGTATAACAGGTTTACTTGTTTCTATGGGATCTCAGATCTTATTAGCTATGGGAATTATGTCTTTATTTTGGGCAGGTATGTTTGCGCCAATGTTAAGGGGATAATTCCCCTTTTATACTTCTTTGTACTTATTAAGAACCAATAAAATTTTATGCTATGGGAACTGTAACTTATGTTATTATCAATGGAGTTTTAACTGTTAAGTCTTGGGTAAAGAACCCCAATGCTTAATGGTTTAAGTTAAGGGAGAGCAATCTCCCTTTTCTTTTGTACTTATTTATACATATTAGAAACCAATAAATTATTTACTTATGGAAGAGACAAGATTAGTTATGACTTGGGAAGAATACAAGTTACTATTAGATGTATTAAACCATGTATATCACCAGACAGATTACAAACCATTAAATGATTTGTATATCAAGTTATACATGCAGATGAATGCGCGTAAAGTAGAAGATATAGAGTTACCCTTTTAATAGGGTAATTCTTTCTACTTATTTAATAAAAGTTAGCCAAGGAATGTAAAGTGTTTTACCGGTGGAGAAAGTAGACTTTGGTGCTGATAATCAAGCACTTACAAAAAGCAAGTTTTTACCCAAATTAATACCGCACAAAGCCTTGCTTATTTTGTCCTTCGGACAGCTTTTATTATACTTCTTTTTACTGTTTTAGATTATTAACCTTTTAATTTATTTATTATGTCTAAAATTAATTTTAGTGAAACAAAGTCCTTGGTTGAATTCTTTGGTCAAATATCTGCTACTGATTTGCAGGTTTGTCAAAGTAAAAGAACAGGCGGGTTATATGTAGTATTCAAATGTGCTGATGGTACAGAACAGAATGCTATGTTAGCAAAGTCTATATCTAATATAGATGCTAACAATGCTGCTGATTTGCAAGTATCTTGGATAGAAGGTACTACAGAAACAGGTAACCCATTGGAAGGTTTTATGATTCATCCAACAGGTGAGCGTAAAGTTGTATCCAACTTTAGCCTTGCAGACCTTACTGCAAAGGTTGGTGCTATTGGTTAATAGTACAACAAGAGATAGTGTCAGAAATGACACTATCTTTTTTTTATATTGCCTTCGGCAGCTTTTGTTTTACTTCTTTCTACTTAGTGTGGTAGGATATGTGTAGAGACAAGAACCTGTTATATGTATAATTTTTTTTATTTGGCTGTTACTAACCCAAGTTACTGTCAAAATATCTCTTACGCGCGTGTATGTTTGTTTAAATAAGTGATAGTATCTTGTTTATAGTAAACCTATTACACTATTCTCTACCACTAATAACTCTCTATATTCTATATATAATACTTTAGTATTATAACAAGATTTTATATAGCTAACCCTTTAATCTTATTACCTATGCTTAGAACTACTTACTTCCTAATAGGAATGTTATTCTCTTCCTTAGTATATGCTTTATTATTCTCTATAGAAAGAACAGAGGCAGAGACTCCGGTCAAAGATTTAGACCGGGAATATTATTTAGAAGTTACTGATGATAGTATCTTCTTAGAATCTAGACAAGGACAAATCTACCGTGGTAAATACTCAGACTTAGACAGTCTTATTACCGTTGATAACTTGTAATTAATTGCAATATAGTTTCTAACAGCCAGTAATGGTCATCCGAAGGTAGAGCTATAAGTTGAGAAGGATATACTTATCTAGGTATTGCAACTAATTATTATATATACTCTCATCCAAGCAGGTAAGGAAATGCTACTAGTAGATTTCGTCAGTCTACTACCGTAAGCTCTTAATGGAATGACTACATCCTCAAGGGTTGCAACCTTGTGAGAGTACAGATGGTGTAGAGATTGTAGTATAATGGACGCATTATATGAGGCTCTATATTCTATACAGGGGTCAGTATAGTCTTAAATTTTGTAACCTGAAGAGGGTTTTATAATACTAATCCTAGCAATGAGATACCCCATTGTTAGGTATTAATGCACCATTCTCACGTGGATATAAAGACTTCTTATCAGACATTGCCAATGCTTTGTTGTGCCTAACTATAGGTGTAAGATGTGAAACCACAATAACTAGTAAAAAAATTAAATGCATTGGCCTGACGCAAACAGGACTAGTTATTCTCCCAAGGGTGAGCAGTTGTAATACTGATCTTATTGTGTAGCTCTTGTAGCTGTATAGACCGAGTGTACATTACAGTCTATAGTAATCCTGGATTGACAGGTACATCTTAAGTTAAACAGTAGGTATTACAACTGAGTGCAGAGGGGTATTCAACTTATAGAAACTTTATTAATACTATCTGTCAGGCAGGGTGATACCCTTGAAATGTTCCTGACTAAATGGGTTTGGAATAACAGCTTACAAGTTGCCAAGCTCCGTTGCTAATGCCAACTAAAAGGATTAATCACCCAGCATAAAAGCACCTCTGTCACTGGTTACATACAGTTTATCCTTGGTTTTCCCAAAGGTGCATACACAAGCTTTGTAGTAAGGTTTGCTTGTGTTTTTTATAAACTAATTAACCCATCATATGATTATTAACTATTTAAAATTAAACTTATGAATAAAACAGTTCCCTTTGGTATACACCACATTGCTGGTCATACCATAATTAAACTAAATATGAATCTTACTAGTGAAGATGCAGAAGCTATCAGAAATAAATTTGGATTTGATGTTACACGTATATACTCAAAGCCACAACTTTGTAGAATAGAAGGTGCGCTTAAATGTGAGCCAACTTCTTATAATAATTTAATGTTTGAATTCTTCCAAAAAGTTGAAGAATATAAAGTAAATGCCAAGATAGAAAAACTGGCAAACAAAAAAGCAGCTTTGCTAGATAGAGCAATTGGTGCTGATAATTTATTAATTAATTTAAATGATTTACCCTTTTAAAATTTATGATTATGAAAACAATTACAATTGTATTATTATGGTTTGTATTTATTGGTGTTTTAGCAACTGTTGTTAGTTGTAGTAGTGCTCATCAATGTGATGCTTATGGTCAACAACAAACACTAAATAACAATAAAAATTTAAGTTGATGCTATTTAATAAAATTACAAGTCTTGAAAGACAAAAAAAGGATTTACAATATAAGATTTATGATTTACAATCTTCAAATAAAACTCCCAAAAAAATTATAGAGGAGACAAGAAGATTATACCAACAAATAAATTTTATAGATGATGAAATTCAAAATGAAAAAACATCTATTGTCCTTAAAACAGGTATTCTGATTACTGTTCTATTTAGTTTATTTCTAATTATTTTAAAATTGATTTTATGATTATTAAATTATTGTCTATATTGATCTTACCCATGTTATTATTATCATTTAATGATGACAAATATGCTGGGCTTACTAAATCCGAAATTAAATTTGTAAAAAACATTGAAAGAATGGAAACAGAATCTCTTTCAAAAGTTTATAAAACTGATGAAGGAAAAATAATGTTAGAATTTGGTAGTATAAAATATTTAGTTAATTCTAATGCAGGTACTGTAGAAACAGTATGGGTTCTAGGTGATGATGATATTACCTGGGAAGAATTAGGTCCAGAATACTAGAAAGGTATAGTCCCATAGCTCAAGTGGATAGAGCAACTGCCTTCTAAGCAGTAGGTTACAGGTTCGACTCCTGTTGGGACTACTTCTATTCACTAAAATTAATTACATGAAAGACAATAAGCTTATAACATCAGTAATGGGATTTGATCTTGAATGCAAAGTTCTAGATGAAAACAATCAACCAGTAAAACAAGGATTTACTACTGTTTACAAATTTAAAGGCGGACCAAACTTTAAAAACAGAATGATTAACAGAAAGTTTTGGACTAATTACAATGAGGGTCTATTGAACAAGATTCTAGATTACAGAAAGAATAATGATTAAGACACACATACAATTTGATGAAACAGATGTTGCCAAAATACTTGAGAAAGTAATTACTGGTGATAACAAAGAAGAGATGGTTAAGTTATTGACTCCAATAATATGTGAGGATAATAACAGTGTGGAGTTACTTACTAAAGTATACATTGGTCATCCGCTTCCTAAAGTAATACCAGAGGGTTCCTTCTGTCATGTAAACTATGATAATCTTGGATACATATCTAACAATTTAAAACAACTTTATATGGATAATCGAGATAAGAACAATATGTTGGTTGGTAAGGTTGGAGAATTCCGTGGTTATCATAAAGACATGTACAAGGTTACATTTAGACTTACTGATATTAATGGAAATACAGTTGAGGATTACAGCTACATAAGATCATATCAAATTGAAGTAATTAAGGAGTTTTAAGATAGTGTATTCTGTGAATATACTTTTCCAATCCAAATAACAGGGGGTATTATTGCCCCCTTTTATTGTTAGCTATATATTGCATTATTTTATTTTCTGTAAGCAGTTTTACTTGATATTATCACGTATTTTTACTACAGCTATAATAGATGCAATATCAGTTACCAAATGGAAAGGTTATATACCTAACAATTGAAGAGTATTTAGAACTTACAGATCTAGATATACAATTCTTAATGTCCATTGATTATGGTGAACACATTATAGATCCTTTTATTGGTTCTGCTGTTGAGAAAAACACCAGAGAAAAATTTATTGATATAGACTTTCTTCCACTAGAAGATTATGACCTTAATGATATACCATCAGATGATTGTCCATTTGATGATATCATTGACTTAGAGGATCCACTGGATAACTAATATTGCTAATCGCGATATGCAATATTAACACTTATCACTTAGCTTGAGTAACTAATGATATAGTACAATTCTACTCAAACAATCTATTTATTTATTTATTTATTAAAAACAAGAATTATGAATTCAACAGTTAAAGTTGTAGCTGATGCTACTACAGGTGCAGTAGTTAGAGTTTCTGAATCTAACCCAGAGTTTGCAAGTGTAAGATTAGAGCAAACACGTATGGTAATTGGAAACAATAACTTTATTGAAAGAAAAACAGTATCTACTTTGTTGCAAGGTGCTACTGCTGATTTAACAGCTATGGGCTTTTATGCCGGACAAGAGCTACCAGGTTCTATTGTTATTGAGGAGTCATTGACTGCATTTAACAAGAAAAATCCTGAGCGTGATCTTAAGATTGCTGGAGAAACAGGTATTGTTTGTACTGTAGGTGGGCAACCAATCTACCGTAGAGCAACTTATTCTACTGCATCTAATGCACAAGACACACTTGTTAAGCATGATAATGTAGAACAATTGCGTTCTGCTTATGCACAAACTAGTAATAGTGCAGCACTTAAATCTGCTGCTGGACAAGAGTTCAATATCTAAGAACTAGATGAAATATAAATGGGGGTCACTGACCCCCATTTTTTATTATTATGATTTATTAATATGAAAATGTATAAAATGGAAAAGTTAAAACAGGAAATTAGAAGTTATCAGTTAAATGCAGGTAAAACCTACATGCAATATGAATCAGATGGATACTCTCAATATCAGAATTATCTGTACAAAAGAGCACTATATGGTTTAAATGCACTGACACAAGAAGAACTTGCTTCAATGTGTAGCAAGAAGAAACAAAGAGTGCTTAATGTGTATAAGCGTGCACAGAAAGTACTTAATGTATTCAAACAAAAGGTTACTATTCAGTATACTAATGAGATATTCAAGACTCTATTTCCAAAGAGTCCTTGGACAGATGACATGCTTACATACGTGGAAACAGATGAGAAATTTGTAAACACTTTAACTTTTAAAGATTTAAATATATCCAAAAAGGATATTATCACTATCTTTATGTCTGAGGGTATTCTTCCCAAAAACTTTTTAAGTTTAAAAGAAGCACCAGTAACATTACCAAGATTAAAGAATGAAGTTAAAAGTATGTGATGGCTGTCAAAAAGAGACAGTAATATGGAAGAACCATGGGGGATTTAAATACTGTAAATATTGTTGGAGTTGCCAAAAAGCCATTGATAGTAACAGTGTACAGAAACCAACTGACTATAAAATTCCCCAGGTCTCTTCTAAGCGGAAGAAAAAAGATCTAGAATACTCAAAACTAAGAAACAGGTTTCTTACAGATTTCAGTCTATGTCAGATTGCAGTAAAAGGTTGTAGTGTTAATGCTACAGATGTACACCATACATATGCTGGTGCTAACAGAGATGCCTTTTATTTAGTACAAAGCACTTGGCTTGCAGTCTGTAGAAACTGTCATGATTGGATTCATGCTCATCCAAAAGAATCAAGAGCATTTGGCTACTTAAAATGATTTAAAAACAAATTAAAATTTATGATTATGAATATGATTGGAAAAGAACTAAAAGTAAACACAACTACAGATTATTCAAAGTTTGCTGTACTACCCATGAACAGAGGTATTGATAGTAAACATGTACAAAAGATGATTGCTAGTATCCGTAAAATGGGAGTACTAAGATGTGTTATCACAACAACCACTAATATAATAGAGGGTGAAAATAAAAGATACATTATTGATGGTCAGCATCTTGCTACTGCATTAGAGAGGGAGGAAATGCCTATTCCTTTTATTGATATTAATGTAGAATCAGAAGAAGACCTAATAATGAAGATGGCTTATCTAAATAATTCATCTAAATCTTGGGACTTAATGAATTATATTAATTCATGGAAGATGATCCGGCCAGACTACATGAAGTTATTCAAGTGGAAGAACATGTATGACATAGAAATTACTATGTTAGCTGCAATTGGTATTAATAATGCTAGTATTAAATATAGTACTCAAAGCATTAAAACAGGTGATTTTAGAATTACTAATCCAAATGCAGAAGATATGTGTAAAGCATTTAATGATATCTTCTTAAAGATTGGTATGTCTGAGCGGTCAGTAAAGTTTCAGTTTCTCACAGCATTCTTACAAGCTTATGGTAATTATAACCATGAGAAGGTAATTGCTAATCTTGATAAACATCTTAAAACTGTAAAGCTTATGATGAATGGAGATGAAACTGCTACTTATATCAGACGTAAAATATTTAATTTACCAAAATAATGGAAAGACAGGAAATACAAGATGAAGCTCTAAAAGCAACTGAGGGAAAGCAAAGGTGCACCATAGTACTTGGTACAAATTATTAACTTTTAAATTAAAATAAATGAAACTATCAGAAATTACAAGTCAATCAAGAAGGGATTTTTGGGGAACTTATGAATGTGAATTTTGTAACCATGTAGAAAAGAATGTGTCGGGATATGATGACCATTATTTTCATGCAAATGTTACACCCCAGATGAAATGTAAAAGTTGTGGAGAATCCACCCTATCTAAAGGTGGTGAAGTCCAACAGGTCCAAACAAAGTATCCAGAGGGATTTCAGATTTAACTAACAGTCCAGGTGCTCACATTTATTAGGGACTAGATTCTTGTAAAATTAATTTATTATTTGTATCTTTATAATATGAATATAGATAAAGGCTTTGGATACAAAAAATCTGGTATTTATTGTATCAAAAACATTACAAGTAATAAATTTTATATTGGAAGCAGCACTCATATTTATTATAGACTTAGGAGGCATAAATCTGACTTAATAAGACAGAAGCATGCAAATCCTATTCTGCAAAATGCATATAATAAATATGGTGCTGATTCTTTTATAGTTTCAATAATTGAAGAATGTTCTGAAGATACAATTCTACAAAGAGAACAGTATTATATTAATACATTAATCCCAGCTTATAATATTACAAAAGAAGTAATTAATAATAGGCCTTCTCCTGAGTCTAGATTAAAAATATCTAATACCATGAAAGCTAAGGCTAAAGCAGGTATTAGAGTAAATTGCATGAATGAAGCTAAGAGAAAACAAATTGACTTATATGACTTTAATTGTAATTTTATAAAAAGATTTGAATCTTATAATGATGCTGGTAGATACCTTAAGGAATTGTATCCAAAATTAACTCCAGATAGTATTTCTAGTATTATTAAAAGTCGTAGAGGAAGATATAAGGATTACTATCTTATAAAACCTGGATTTAATTGTGACAATAGTGATCCAAGAAATGAGTTTGTAAATATTAGACTAACCAATACTATTACAAATACAGAACAAACATTTAAGAGTTTAAAATCTATTATAGAATACCTAGGATGCTCAAAGTCTGCAATCTACCAATCAATTAGAAAGAACAGACTTTTGTTGAAAAAATATAAAATTAAAAAACTATGAATCGTGAAGATATTCAGAAAGATGCTTTAGAAGCATCAGAGGGCAAGAGAGCCTGTACATTAGTTCTTGCTACAGGTGTAGGCAAAACTCTTGTTGGTCTGAAGCACATGGCAAAATATTACTCTCCATTGCAAAGTATTCTGATTGTTGCTCCTAAACTTTCTATCATAAGCTCATGGAGATATGAAGCTGAGAAATTTGGATTAAGTAAAGTGCTTGAGGGTGCTACTTTTTCTACTTATCTGAGCTTAAATAAACATAATCCTAATGATTATGATGCAGTTTATTTTGATGAAGTTCATAGTTTATTAGATAGTCACAGATCTTTTCTTAATAGTTATGCGGGTAGAGTACTGGGTTTAACCGGTACTCCACCCAAGCATAAGAACTCTGAGAAAGGTAGATTAGTATCAGAATATTGTCCAGTTGTCTACACTTTTAAGGCAGATGATGCAATAGAAAATGGTATTATTAATGACTATCAAATAATTGTGCATGAAATTAATCTTGACACTGTCAAGAACTATAAAGTATCAACACAGAAAGGAAGTTTCATGACATCTGAGTTGCAAAATTATGGTTACTGGGGTACAAGGATTGATACAGGAGCAGGACAACCTCACATACTTAGAGTAATGAGAATGAAAGCTATGATGGAGTATCCAAGCAAGGAAAGATATGCAAAAGCTCTGTTATCCAGTATAACAAGTAAGTGTATTGTATTTGCTAATACTCAGGAACAAGCTGATAGAATGTGTGCACATAGCTATCATAGTAACAATCAAGATTCTGAAGAGAATCTACTTGATTTTAAAAATGGTAAGATAAATAAACTTTCATGTGTATTGCAATTAAATGAAGGTGTAAACATACCAGGTTTAAAACAGGGTATTATTATGCATGCATATGGTAATGAACGTAAAGCTAGTCAGAGAATAGGAAGACTTTTGCGTTTAAATCCAGATGATAAAGCTATTGTACATATACTATGCTATGTAGGTACAGTTGATGAGAAATGGGTCAAGGATGCATTAGAAGACTTTGATCAGACTAAAATAGTATGGAGAAGTTATAGTTTGCAACCAACATAATTCTTATATTTATTATATGGAAGACTTAGCAACACACAAACTTGTTTTGCATAATGATGACAAGAATTCATTTTTATATGTAATTGCTTGTCTTATAAGATTTTGTGAGCACCAACCAACACAAGCAGAGCAATGTGCATTGCTTGTGCATGAGATGGGAAGATGCACTGTAAAATCTGGAGACTACTTAAAGATGCTTGAGATTTCAGAATCTTTGCGTAATTTAGATCTTAAAACATCAGTAGAACAATATGAGGGCAATTTGCATTGATGCTTCAAATAAACCAAGTAAGATACCAGATAGTGAGTGGATTGTAGAGGGTGAAGTTTATACTATTACAAGAATAGTAAGGATGGGATTACAACAAAACAAGTTTGGTGTTCTATTAAAAGAAATAAAACTATCTACTAGCTCATTCCCTTATGAAGTTTATGATGCTGACAGATTTTTACCAATTGATTTATTAGCTGAAGCATTTAAAAAAGAAGAAGAAACAGTTAAAGAAGCTGATTTAGAATTAATTTAAATTTTATGGAAGAGAGACACTGGGTGATGTTATACAACATAGCATTGTTGTACATCATAATTGGACAGATGTTTGCTTTATATTTCTGGTATGTATTTGCACAGAACCACGGATTTTTAGCATCAGTATTTATTGGACCAATTGTAGGTGAGATCAAAGGTCTCTTGTTCCCATTTTTTATATGGACATGAGAGATGATGTATTAGAGCTCTACAAAGTTGCAAATAAAGATATTGTAGATGTCATTGAGAAGTTTAATCTCACAGCAAAGACCAGAAAAAGAGGTATAGTATATAAAAGATACTATTTATACTATGTACTGACATCAAAAAGATTTCTTAGTTATAGTATGACCGGTAAGTTTTTTGGTAAAGATCATTCAACCATCTGTCATGGACTTAAGTTACATGATTACTGGTGGAAGAAGAAAGATATGAATTATCTAACTGAAATCAATCCTGTATATGAGTTACTAAAGAATGAGAGAATAGATGATGGTCTGTTTGGTTTTGAGGTTCAACATCTTGGTGAGGAAGAAACAAAGGTCATTATAACAGGTAACTTTGATTGGAGAATATTAGAAAAATTGCCCAGTAGGATGGCAAGAGAAGAATTAATTAAAATATTTAAAGAGTATGGGAAGAATGAAAGAGATCTATATTCAGATAATGAATGCAAATGATGGTATACCAGAAGAGATGACCATTCAGGACTTTTTAAAAATGAGAGATTTAAACATTTATCATTGGAAAGAATATGAAAGAGCGCAAGAAAGAGCCAGATTACAACTTAATAAACAAGAAGATCTGGGAGAGACTACAAAAGATTCTGAAGGAGAATCCATCAGAAGAGAAGCAAACAATTAAAAAACCAAAAAAATGAAAAGATTATTAGTATTAGCAAATATTAGTTTATTTAGTTTTAGTGCATTATCACAGTGGGTAGTTGAGAAGATTGATAATGGATTTGATACTCCTTATAAAATTGCATACACTGAAGATGGTCAGAGTGAGTTTTTGAAACTTGAAAACTACAAGGGTATTGCATTCTATATTGGTGGGGTGTATGTATGTGATGAGTCTGTTACTGTAGATATTTCATTTTTAGTAAATGGAGAGTACAAAAAATACAGTGTTACAGGCAGAACATCTGAGAACCGTAAAACCTTATTTATGATAGATGATCTTAATTCAGATTTAAGTTTTTTAGCTGATTTTAAAGCTGCATCATCTGTAAGAATAAGAGTTAATGATACTACATGTGATACAGAAATCTATGAATTTAAAATGACAGGTAGTACTGCAGCATACAATTCTATAAGTAATCCGTGAAACACTTTATAAAATATCTATTGGTATGGATAAGCCAAAACTTGTCCATACCATTTTGGATGGTGGGGCATATACATCTCTCAGTAAATGTGTATGAGGACATTCATGAGATACTTATGTCACTGGGAATGAACATTATAGTTGCAATTGGATTTATTATTGATTATAGAGATTCAAGAAAAAGTAGTAATTTAGAAGAAAAAAATGAGTGATATAACAATGTGCCATGGATTTGAATGTCCAGTAAAAGAAAAGTGTAAAAGATTTACTGCTAAACCTAATGATCATTGGCAAGCATATTTCCTAGAGCCACCATATGATAAAACTGATACAAGTTTTACATGTGATTTTTACTGGGGAGATAATGCTGAGGCTGTATGGAAACAGCTAAATGATATTATGGGTATATCTCTACCAGAATAGTGTTAACCTATAAGACCAAAAGAATAGATAAATTTTAAACCTATAAGCTATGAAACAAACGGCAGAACAAATGACAGTGCATCTTAAGGCACTATTTGATTGAAGTACACAAGAAAAACCAATGGATGTATAATATAGTGCTATTTACTGCACGAAATAATAAATCAATAATATGAAACAAACAGCAGTAGAATGGTTAAAAAAGGAGTTTGAAGATTATGGTTCATCTTCACATTTAAACTTAGATTGGACAACTTTTGATGAATTATGTGAAAAAGCCAAAGAGATGGAGAAAGAGGAAACCCATGCGGAATATATGAGAGGGTGGAAGGATGGACTAACTAAACAACAAGAACAATGAAACTATATACAGAAGAAGAAATGAAATTTTTACTATGATTAAATATACAGACAAAAACGGAAAGTCAACAGGTTGGTTGTCAAAAAATCCAACAACTAAGGAATTGGAAAGATTAAATATTGACCAACTTTTGATAATAGCAAAAAACAAAAAAGGATTAAAGAAAGTGTTGCTGGATTTTTTGAATGGAGTGGAACTGAAAATTTAATTATTTTGCTTATTTTAATATGCTATAACACAAAGCTAAATGACGTTTTAATGTATTTTAGCAACTGTTATCCGCAGTTTTAATGGCGGTTTTTATTAACAATTAAACAACAAGAACAATAAAAGATAGTGTCAGGAGATGGAGTAGATAACCAACACCTCCCCGATTGCATAGTCGTAAGTAGCTGAATACAAAAGCCCTGACACTTTATTTTAAACAACAAGAACAATGAAAGAAGTAACTAAATACCAATTAAAAATAATTGAAGCACTTAAATTAGGTGCTAGATTACAATCTAATGAGGGTAAAGACTATAAAACGTGGCTTATTTATCCAAATGGAGATGAGTTAATAGTTAGAAGAGACTCCGCAGAAAAAGTATGTGAGATTTATGACAGGCAATTAATTTTTGGAGAACATCTTGGTATAAGATGGAGATATTAGTAACAATTTAAAATTAAAT